TAATTCAGGTAACGGCCAAGGGTTTGACCGCTGATTAAGTACGTTGTCAACGTTCGGCCATTTGTCCGAATACAATTGCGACTTAATCCAAGAACCGTCTTCAAAATAGAACGTTACGCTATTGTCAGAAAAGCCAAGCGACGCAAGCGGCTTGCCCGCTTTAATGACGGCGACCGCCCCGGCCTTGGGAAGTGCAATACTTGGCGGCAAATCTATTCCATGCCAGTATTCAATCATTACGTGTCGATCCGTTGCGACCATTGATCCGGGGCGCAAAAGAATTGACGCCGTTACAACGTGTTGCGACGTGTCCGACGCCAGCACGCTTACAACTTCAAGTCCTTGTCGTATGCGGTCGTCGATCTTTGCGCAAGGCGGATCGGGTACGATAGGTTGAAGCAAATCGTTCGGCAAACACGGAACTAGCGCTTTGAAAGCGCCGGACTTAATCGACAGTTTGTCGCCGTCAAGTTGCGTAATCGACAGCGCTTCGCCACACTTCGCCAGCGCGTCAATCAACCGCGCGGTGTTTGCGCTTGCCCTTAGATCGTCTTCGATAAAGTGCCCCGCTGCAATCGTGCCGTCGAACGCTGTTGCGGTATTGTGGGCAAGCATGACATGCGTTTGATACGCTTGCCCAACGTCTTTTTGTGCTAACGCAACAAACTTCAACGCCTTGACTAATTCAGACGACGCCGAAGATTTGTCCGCTGCTTTCGCTCTTTTACCGCGTAACGCCATTTGCTTCAATCCTTAAAATGGTATTTCGTCTTCGTGCGACGGACAGCCCGAAACGATAACTTTTGCGGGCGGTCTTTGGTTTGTACCGTTGAACATACAAAGTTCGTTCTTCGGCGAAAAGTGCGCACAATTAAGACACGTTTTGGTTACGTCGTCAAGATGGCGGCTAACGCGTTCCGCCAATTTTTCGACGATTTCGTTTACCGCGTCAACACGGTACGACGGATGCTTACCAACATGTTTAGTATTCATAGCTTAACACTTCCGGCAATTTCTTGTTAACCCATACGCGTATTCTTTTGGGCACGCGCAACCGCGAAACGAATTGCAAAGCTTCGTCGGTTGTTTCGGGCGGTTCTTCGGAATGGCGTTGCCGCCACCAATCGCAGGCTTTCTTAGCTGCATAGCCGGGGTGCTCTAACCCAATCCATTCGTCAAATTTTTGCAGCCCGGTATAATACGAAACCTTAATCATAGGTTTCGAACCTTCTTTTTCGTGCCGATTATACGTTACCCGTTGAACGTCGAAATACTCGACAACCGGCAAATCGCTTCGCAAAAGTTCGTCGGTTCCGGCGCTGGCAATAATCTTCGTTTGAAACGTAAATTCTTCGCCGCAATTGATACAAAATCTTGCCGACGCGTGGTTATAGCAGTCGCACGCCGGGCATATACGAACCGGCGCTTCGCCAGTGCCCGGACCCTTGCGCTTCGGTATTACAGGATCGTTAATCGGACCTAACCGCTTCGTATTGCCCGCAAAGTCAAGAACAAGGCAATTGCGCTTCCCGGTCGCTGGCGACGGTCGCGTACCGCGCCCAAGCATTTGAACCCATAGCCCCGGCGACATGGTAGGGCGCAACATGCCAATTAGATCAACGGGCGGATGGTCAAAGCCGGTCGTCAATACGTTGTTGTTCGACAGGGCGCGAAGTTCGCCGCGCTTGAACGCTGTAAGCCTTGCGTCGCGTTCGGTGTCTTTAAGCTTTGAATGAATTGCGGCGGATGGTACGCCAAAGCTAGACAGCATGTCCGCAATATGTTCGGCGTGTTCAACGCCAGATGCAAAAATTAACCACGATTGCCGATCTTGGCCGAATTGAAGCATTTCTTGCAATGCGGCGTACGTTATTTCTTCTTTGTCAACGGCGGCTTGCAACGCGCCTTGGGCGTATTCGCCGTTATTCATTCCAACGTCGGACACGTCAAGCGCTGTACGGGTTTTCTTCGGAACTAACGGCGAAATAAAGCCTTCGGCAATCAATCTGTTGAACGCGTCAACGCCGGTTAGGTCGTAACAAATGTCAGTGAATATACCGCTTTCTGTAATCATTCCTTGACCAAGCCGAAACGCGGTCGCCGTAAAACCAACAACCTTCAAATAAGGATTGATTGCTTTAAGTCGGTTAATGACTTCGCTGTACATTGTATCAGCTTTCGGCGAAATCAAATGGCATTCGTCAACAAGCAACAAGTCGCGGTGCCCAAAAGCTTCAACGCAATTTACGACAGAAGCGACGCCGCCAAATGTGATTGACATTGCAGTGTCACGCCGTCCAAGCCCCGCCGAATAAATGCCGATCGGTGCTGTTGGCCACATGTCAGCAAGCTTTTTCGCGTTTTGTTCGACAAGTTCTTTGACGTGCGTTAAAATAAGAAAACGTTGCTTCGGCCAAGTGTTCAAAACGCGTTGAATGAAACGGCCAATCACAATTGATTTGCCTGTACCCGTTGGAAGCGCGACAACAGGGTTTCCAGCGCTTCCCATAAAGTACGTGAAAATGCTTTCAACGGCTTCGGTTTGATACCAACGATCTTCAAATATCATGATAGCGCCCTGTAAGCTTCGCAACCTTGCTTGATAAATTCGGACGGTATAACAGCGCCGTGATTGTTGCAATACCATTCGCCGTTTTCGGCGGGTTGTGCGAACGAACAGCTTCGGCAATTTTTTTCAGGTGCTTCGCCGCGATAGCAATTGCCCACAAACGGGCAATACTTGCATTCAATAAACGCTTCGTTTTCTGCCAAGCGTTGCGGGGCGGTACTCGACAAAATTACGCGTTCCGCTTTGCGAATTAGATCGTCGCCTAGCGCCCAATTAAGTTCAACGATTTCAATGTAAATGTCGTCGTCGTTCTTGTTGATACACATATAAAGCGCGTATCGGAACCCATAGAATTTGCCGTACGTTGACATTTGCGCGAAATGCTTAGGCTTGCATACAGCGACGCCCTTCTTTCTTAGCGCCTCAAAACCCGCGCCGGTCCCCATGGTCTTGAATTCAAGCAACATTGGTTCGTTTATGCGATAACGTTCGGGCGGTTGTGATCCGCCGTCCAACGATCCGCCGAAATGTCCTTGACAGGCTTTAACCCGGAATTGGTCGCCTTGCGCGTCCGTATCCCAAACTTGAAACCCGACGCCGCGAAGCCATTCAACAAAGCGTTCTTCTTCGCGGTGCCCGCGATTGAACAGCCGAAGCATTCGCCCGCTAAATTGTTCATGCTTAACCCAACGAAAGACGTTGTAAAGATAGCGTTCGCAGTCGTGCCCGATCAAAGACGCGCCCAAATGCTTACGGTGCCCGCCGTCGTAAGTACGCTGGCAATAAGCGTCAATGTCGGCTAGGATTTGCCCCGCCATATGCTTACGAACGCCGGGTATGCTTAGATCAACGCCGCCGTTTGCGGGCAATGATCCGTCCTTTGTCGCGTTCGCTTCGCTTAATAGATCGTTCACGGCGTTTGTCCTTTCGGCGGTCAATTATGGTTTCGCGTTCGGCGAAATAAGTTGCGGCCTTGAACGCGGCTGTACGAAGTTGATCTTGCGTCAACAATGATATGTGACAGGCTTCGCCGTCAATCTCTAATTCTCTCGCAAGCCAACGATACGCGTCGGAACGCGTCATAAGACCCGAACGCCAAAGTTGGTCAAAGCTTTCATGCGCTTTCGCGCGCAAGTGTCGCGTCGTCTTGTCTGCCATACGGCCAAGCGGCGAATACGTATTCGGATGGCAACCGACAGCCGCGCCGCAATCTTCGCAAAGATATACGTACGGCCAACTTCCGTACTTACGCCCGTAAAGCCGGTTGTTTGTCGTAAGCTTTACGTTCGGGCTGCAACATGCGTCGCAAAGTTCGGGCGGCGGCAATTCGTTTGTCGGTCGCATAACGCCCCCGTTGACATATTCGATACATTACGATCAATCCTTTCAAAGTTCGCCGGGGCGTTGATTGCCCCGGCGTACGTTGCTTGATCCTTAGCGCGGCG